AGAATGTCGTAGTTGTCGTGGAGCCGCTCGTTTCTGTTACGCCGTAGAATGCAACGATCTTATGGCGCTGTACGATTTTTACATCTGACATTATTTTATTCCTCCTCATAAACTAATCGAAGCTGTATCTGATAGCGTGCTGTCTCTTCATCAGCTGAAAAGACATATCCCCTTGTAAGCACTTCGAGACTTACAGGGACCTTATCCCCCAGATCAGGGAGTATACCGTCCTCATTGTTCTTCTCGATCCAGTCCTCAAACTGCTCGTAAAAATGAAGATTTTCGATGCAGGTATTGACATCTGCCTCGAAAAACTCCCTGCTGGCAAACAAGAAAAGAAACTGCTTGACCTTTTCTCCGTCAACATATACCTTGTATACCGGATCGCACGGTACTGCCTCGACGGTATATTCTACGGCTTTATCGCCCAGATAATCGATAAGCAGGCAGCAGTTCTCCGAGAGTTCGGGGAAAGCGCTTATATAATCCCGAATGCACTCAATAATAGGTCTGTTGCTCATTTCTTATTCAATCCTTTCAGTATATCGTCTTTATGGTCAGCTTTCATGCGCTCTAACCAGTATTTTCCACGATTAGGACCTGAGAAGCCTTTGTTAGAGTAATATTCTCGCCTTGCTTTCGGCTCAGTATTGATAATAAGTCCCGGCTTATCCACCTTATGAGCCTTACTCATTTTGCCGCGATTTTTAAAGCGCTTATGTGCAATAGGAGTATAGTCGGGCAGATACTTAAGAACCTCATTATCAACGTAATTCTGGGCCTGAGCAAAGTTCTTCTTGGTTTTGCTCTCAAAATCATTAGAGAACACAAGTCCTTTGAAGTTGATCATATTATCACTCCAATATAAGCTCTATGTGCCGTACTCGTGGAGAACCGAAGCGGAGATCCTTGACATTCATAACCGTGAGGGCCTCGTGCGGCGGAGCTTCATCATCTATAATTCCCTTCACGACTCTATCGTCTTCCTTAGGCAGATATGTTGTTGAAGCTTCGGGAATGTTGACAAATACAGATTTCTGAGGGTGTCTGTCTTTTCCACCAGTCTGTCCTTCCGAAGGCTGCCAGTATATGCGCCCGGTAGTATGCCTGATGTATGCAGGAGCTCTGTTGACTACTGTTTTTTCATAAATAGTAATCCCCTCGCAGTTCGTAAACATCATATCACTCCTTTTCGGTGTCGTATATCTCAATTGCTCCGTACACCTGACGGAGCAATCCGAGATCTTTAAGCTCATTTCGCAGGAAGTACAAGGACTGCCCTGCGTTAAGGTAAGTCATCTGGATACTGTATGATCCGTTGGTCTCCGAGCCCTGAGAAAGGGCAGGGGTGTCGTCAGATATTGAATTCAGTGCTCTTACTGTCGCATTAACTATCAGATTTTTTACTGCGAGAAGAAAATCGGCACCTGTTTCGGGGTCGCTTATCATACTGTCGATGTTTTTACCATATTTCTGAGCCTGCACTCTTAATTTAGCAGAAGCCGTTTCGATAAGGCTTGGGGCTGCTTCCTGCTGCTGATTTGTCAATTGATATCCGAGTGCTAAGATATCATTTACAGTACAGTACGCCGTTCCCATTACTCTGCGATGTCGTCAGCTTCTACTGTAAGGTATGCAACGGCCTTGACCTTGCTTGAGCTGAGGTTTACGACCTCGATCACATCACCTGCGGATACTGCAATTGCAGTTGTGCCAGATGTGAGTGATGTACCGCCATAAGCAGCGCTCGTCATATCGAAAGTTGCACGCTCTGAAGGATTAACCTTGTAAGCGTATGTTGTGCCAGTATTACCTGCGGTAACTGTAACAACAGTCTTACCAGACGAACTTGCGCCGGTAGCAGCAGCGAGTGAAGCTGTAAGAGAGCCGGGGGCGTATACAGCACGAATAGCAACGCTGCGGAGAACCTTATGAGCGTATACTCTACGGCCCTGTACAGCAGATGCGCCGATGTACTTACCAGATCCTGCAAGATCCTGAATGTGTACGGGTACCTGCCACTCATGCACTCTTGTTGCAAATCTGGGGTGACCTGCAAGCATTGCAAGATTTGCCGTGCTGTCATTCCATTCCTTTACCAGGAAGCCCGCGATCTGACCTACGACGCCGTTTTTCTTTACGTCATCACCCAGAGATGATGCACCGATGAACTCAGGGCTCTTAAGGATCAGAGCCATTGTATCAGGCGTAACAAGCAGATAACGTCCAACGGCAGGAATCTTAGCCTTGGTCATCGCTGTACGAACATCGACGATAGTATCATAGATATTTGTCTTGGAGATTGATGCCACATTCATAGGTGTTGATCCCGCGAGCAGTACAGTTCCTCCGTCGGTATCTATTCTCTCTGCGAGGCTGTAGCCTGCACTGTCAAGACGATCCGCTACGAGCTTATCGGGGACGGATTCAGCATCGTAGCCGTCGATGATCTCGTTTACAGCCTTATCCTTGTCGATAATGAGGTCTGTATAGCTTGTAGAGCCGTTAGTAGCTGTGATACCGTTAGCCTTGTCGTAGTCCGATACTGCGACCTCAGTGTCACGTACCGGGATCTTTACAGAACCGGAAGTAGGATCGCCCTCGTAGTCGTTGTTGAATACTAATCCGTCAGAGAGCACAAGCTCATTACGAAGCTTGGCAAGTACAAGATCGGAATAGCGTGTCTGTGCTTCGTGTGCCATAATTCTTTTTCCTCCTTAGTTTTCTTTCAGTTTGGGGTTTCTTGCGTAGAACTCACGCTCAACGCCTGTCATCGCGTCATTGTGCTCAGGTGAGAAGCGTCTTGGCTGATGAGTAGACTTGCAGGTGATCTGCGCGAATGACTCAGCGTCTTTCTGGATATCCTCGGCAGTTTCACCAGAGATCTTGTCAGCCAGTTCGATAGGAAGACCTGCCTTGAGAGCTGCATCGAGCTTAAGATACTTCAGCTCATACGACTTGCTTTCAGCTTTGGCAGCATCGAGAGCTGTCTGATGCGCCTCAGGAGAGATATAGCCCTCGTACTGAGCCTTTGTCTCTGCAACAGCTGCATCAACAGCAGGCTTAATAGCTGCATCAAGCTCTTCCTGTGTGGTGATAGGTTTGAATTCCATTGATTTTTCCTCCTTTGGTTCATATTTCTTTGTAACTCCTGCATTTATCTGTGCAGGAACAGCAACAAAGCTCCACTCGTAAGCGTCGGTAATGTCGTCGAGAATGTGGTGACATAATATACCGTCGTATTCTTTGCCTTTTCTGTGATCGCAGATGTTTTGATAAGTATCAGCCCCGCAGATAGAGCAGGTTCTCTTAGCAGCTGAACATGATACGCTTACTTCCTTTTTGATACCTGCGTCGATTTCGGAAATAAGGTCTTTATTAGCGTCAGTGCGTACCATATAAGCCATTCCCTTAAGGTATTTATATGGGCGACCGTCTTTTGTTGTGCGCGAAACATCTGTAACTACCTCAGTATCAAATACTCGCGCTTCCTGGTTATTTGCAGTAGGATCGTGATCGAATATTCCTGTTTTTCCAATGAATAACTGCTGCATTTTTTCAAGTGCAGCGTCAGAAAAGCGCTCCATGTCACGGTCTATTTCGTTATCGCAGAGCGTGATAGGGAAAACATAAAGCTCCTCTGCTTTGAACTCTCTCCTCGTAAAGGAGTTGATCTTGTCAAGTATTTCCTTTTCCATTATGCACCTCTTAGTACGTTATTACCTGCTTTTTCTTTTCTTTATCCTTAGCACACAGCCAATGAGCAAGGGTCGCAGACTCAAGCAGGGAAACATCTGCGCCTTTAAGTATCGAGCTGTATCCGTATCCGCCGCTGCTGCCAATAGCTCTATGCTCACAATTAGAAGCAGCCTGCGCAAGTGCAGGCTGTCCTTTATGGCATATTTTATCTTCAAACAGCATCTTTTCAAACAATGCATTAGCTTCGATAACTTCATTGACCTTCGGCATGATCGCTTTACATTTTACATCGGCGTCCTTCATATCCTGTTCAAGGATACTCTGATTGCCTGCTCCGTCGATCACAACGCTGACGGCATTAGGGTTCCTCAGGAAATCAATTATCCATGTGTTGCCCTCACGCACGCTACGGCAGTCGATAGCCTCAACGAATACCTTGCCGGTTGTAGTCTTAATGGCAGCTGCAAGTGATACATTCGATGTAGCTTTAGCATACTTGACACCGAAGTATATCTTATGCGGTTCATTTAGCTTCGGCGGCTCTGCAACAGCGTAGCTTTCCCACTCTTTGCGGCTGATAGCTGACTTCTGAGAGTAGGTCAGCCACAAGCCGAGACGCTGAATGTTATCGTCGACCTGATCATCGCCCAGCTCCGAGCGTATCGTTCTCTCGCTGAGAATATATCCGAGGGAAGGATTTGTCTCATACCAGAGTTCGGGATCGTGTGCATCAGTGAGCTCAGGGACTGACCACTCAGCCCAGCCGCTGTCTTCATTCGCACCGGTAAGTGTGTCCTGACGAAGCTTCTGAAAGACCGTGCCCGATGATACTGCCGTCGGCGGAGTTCCACACATGAGTGTCTGAGGATTTTTACTATCAGTCACAACATATTTAAGAGCCGACTCCTGATCGGAAGTGTACTCCTGAGCTTCATCGATGATGAGCAAGTCGTATCCTTCACCGAGTCCGCCTTTGCTGGATCGCGTTCGGAAATTGATAACACCTTTGCCGTCGAGCCATTCGATATGTTCAAGGCCCATTTGCTTGGTGGTTTTGAAGTCAACACCCTCAACATAGCCTGCCTTTACAAGGCGATCAATACATTTTTCCCAGGCATTGTGTGATGTGGTCGTTCTATGTGCTGTATACAGTACACGCTCATCGTGTGACACACCATATACAGCACGCATTATAAGAAGTTCAGATTTACCGTTTCGGCGCGGTATGGACCAGCCGAATTTCATGTGTATCCATTGACCTTCCTCGTTGACAGCCATGATATCTTCCAGGAGCAGCTCCTGCCACTCCTGAGCAACTCTGTCTGAGCTGTTATATATTGCTATGGCTTCTGTTCCGAGGGAGTCAGTATATGGGAGAACGACTGAGATTGTCGGAGTCTGTCTGCCTCGCCGCTTTTCGCTCACCAGATCAGCTCCTTTCTGTTATAGGCTCATAGGCTCTTCCAGTCAAACGTCAAAGGAAGCAGCCGATTGGAAACGACTTCCGTATCGGCTTTGAAGTCCTGCTTTGGTGATAGCTTATCAGATTTTTGTCGGTTGCAGCACAGATGTGCAAGCTGTAAGTTGTTTATATCGGACGGGTGTCCATTCCTGGACACGGGTATGATATGATCTATGCAAGGACTCAAAGGGTGAGGAAATTTAAGGCTGAAATCAACTTTCTTGCCGCAGATGCCGCAGATTTCCTGTGTCGCATAGATCTTTTTCTTGTTCGAGTTGAACTGTGCTCGATGCGTGCCGTTATGATCGGGACGCATATTCGGCATTTTTCTCACCTCCAAAATGGTATAAAAAAAGCACCTCTCAGGTGCTTAGTGTTCTTTGAGTTCTACGCAAAAGACATCATTGAAGTTGTAAATGCCTATCCATGCGCCTTTCTTTTTGACGATGACAGCATTGCCGTCGTAAGCATAGTCGTCCCATTCTCCCTTGCCATAGGATATGGTTTCACCGCTTTTGAAGGTGATCTCAATTCTTTCAGCGTATTCCATAATATCACCGCCTTTCGTGCATCTTTTCATTAATCATGCACGTTATCGCTGAAGATGTTTCTGTGGTCTGGCTTCCATAAAACGGAGAGCCTCGCTGATATGAAAAATTGCCATTTGATTTGCGGCACTGGCTGACCTGCCTTGCTGAAGCTTCCTAAGGTGATCTCGTACCGTTTCAAGCATATCATAGTCGTTGAAGTCAAGCAGAAGCTTTTCAATTCTCAGATTATCATTATGTTCTTTGTTCGGCATAGTATCACCTACTCGTATCAGGGCATGAAAAAACCGCTCTCGGGTGAGAACGGTTCAGCAAGCATAAACATATTCATTTGGGAAATTATTTTCACTAATAAACCTAAAAATAAGCGTTACAGCATTTCCTGTTGATGAACAGAATTTTTTGATAGGAGACGATTTATAATAATCAAACTCTACATTATCAGTATTAGCAATTTCAACAGTGATAGTGCCTATCATGTTATCTTTATCTCTTCCATATTCGTATGTTACAAATCCATTTTCATTTGAAATAAGTTTAATGTATGTCATCATAATAAGCACCTCCTCACTTTAGTAATTCTGGATCAAGATTATCATTGTCAATCAATGAGTCAATCGAAGTCTGCCAATCATATTTTTGGTTAGAAAAAGCATGGGCCTTTTCGTAAGTGCACCCCGTTTTTCTCATATACCTTAATTCGCGTAATTCATGTTTTAAAAGTAACATATCTGTTTCAGTTGTACGGTTTTCCATCATTCGTTGCCAAGCAAGTGCTTGATCAATATTTGGTTCAAACTTTCTGGTTGAGCCGTCATCAAATAGATGAGATTCAATCATTAGGTGTTCCTTTACAGCTAAAACGTCCTTGTACTTAAAACCAGTGTTTTCCGAAATGAGTTCAACATCGCTATTGCCACTACGAACACGAGCATCATAAAACTTCTTTGCTTGTTCTTCGTATTCAAGAGCTTTATTAAAGTTTTTATCGGTTATTTTACCACCAGTATCAACAATCTTTCCACCTGTATTTATTATACCATTTTTTTGGCCATTTGTCAATCGCTGTGGCATATTTCGTGCCTGTATCTCCGCAGCCTGCTCAGGCGTGAACCTTGTCGGCGGCGGCGCTCCTGCTCCGACCTCGGGAGACGTCCAGGAACGCTTTGACCACACGTCCTGCCGCTGCTTGCCGTTCTCATAAGTCACGGTGCAGCCGCAGTTATCATGGCGGCGGTAGATATCATCAGGCTCGGTGCCATAAAAGTAACGGCCTGCTATCTTTGTACACCACTCGCAGCACTTACCGTCTGTCTCGCGATTGATATGCACCTTGAGACCTGCATCATTGCGAAAGCTCGCATTGACTTTGATGTAGCTGTCATGAAAACCCTGAGATACATTTGCAACACCGGTATTCGCACGCCGCTTTATCACACTGTCCTTCACAGTAGGATCCAGAAGAGAGTGTGCGATCTGGTCAACACGGTCTGCCGGGAACGCTGCACGCTGCGGTTTGATATGTATGCCTGCTGCTTCGTCAAGAGCTGTCTGCACCTGAGCACAGATGTTATTGATCTCCTCATAGTTGCCGCGCAGCAGCTCCTCACATACCTCTTCGCGCTCAGTTTCCACAAGATCAAGGACATTTGCACTGAATACCTTGCCTGTAATGCTTGAATACACTTCAGCATAGTATGCTGTATCCTTGAAAGTTGCTGTGCCTTCCTTGATTTTCTTCAGCACAGCTTTCAGACGAGGGTCCGATGCGGCACGTGCTTCAATAAGCGTCTTGATGTCTGTCATTCTGCATCACTCTCCAAGCCTGTGAGCTTGTGGACAGTATTTTCGCCGACAAAGTCAGGTACTGCCTGATTGATCTTATATACTGCGTCACCAATAGCACCGATAGCCGAAGCATCAGGCTCAAATATTGGAGCCCATGATACTCTCGCATTTGCGAAAGATCGTCTTTCGTACGCAGTGTCGTCACGTATGCACGCAGCGAGGAAACCTGCATTGATAAAGCCAACGCCAAAGTTCCGCTGTCCTTTTCGAGTGCTAAGGCGGAGCTGCTCGTGGCTTGCCTTGATAGCATCGTAGCTCTGAGGGTTATCCGTCGAGAAGCCGAGATCGTCAAGGGTAAGTCCTGTCTCACCCGCGAACATTGACGCGAGCATTCTCATGTGCTCGATGTGCGGTGCCATGCTCTGCTGCTGAAACTGTCCGAGTGAAGGGACTTTGCCTTCGTCGTCCTTAGAAAAACTAAGGAAGGTTGAAAGTGTGGCAGCTTTGTTATTGAACTCAGCGTCCTGGGATAAACCAACTATATACTTCTGCGGAACGCTGTAGAATTCGGCTCCAACCTCAGTACGAAGGAGCGTGCGAAGTGCGCACTGAACAATATCCATGCAGCTGCGCGATATTCTTGAGTGCCCGAATGGGCGGCGCGCATCTGGACGATAGATTAGCGGAACAAGAAGCGCGTACGGAGCCTTGTGAGTCAGCACATCAACAGGCTCTGATTTGCCCTTCTCATAGTACACTGTTTCACCAGGTTTAAAGTAGGCTTCTAACAGTGCCTCACCGTTGTCTGCTCGCTTTAATACTGCATATCCCTCTGTGAGCATATTCGTAACAGGGTCGATTATGCCGGTGGCATTACCGCCATCAACGCACTGAATAGTTGGATATCCGTCATAGTCCTTATCTATGTACAGGAAGCTGCACGACGAGATCAACGCTGATAAAATAGAGCTGTCAAAAAGGATATCTGCGTTATTCTGACTGTATATTTCGTTCAACATAAAGTCGTCTTTTTCGATTTTATCAAAGAACATTCTGTCTGCTATGCTGTCAACGGCCTTGCCGCACCAACCAAGTGAGTATGCCACGGTCTTGAACTCAGGTGGTATGAGGGCAGTTATTTTTCTTACGGTGCTTTTCATGTCATAATACTTGTACCTTAGGTTGACCCGCTGAGCCTTAGTGCGCAGCTTTGACCTGAGGTATTCAATACCATATTCCATGTTTTCTCCTCCTTTCCGCGAGAAATTTGAGCAGTGACGGTGTGAACTCCTTCTGCACTGCTTTAAGGGGTCCCCTCCCCCCTATCAGGGGGACAACAGAAATACCCCGACTGCTGCCGAGGTACTTCTGCATTATTTTCAGGAGATATACAAAAATGGACTCATGCCGTTGGTTGCAGGTGTGGGACTCGAACCCACGACTTCAAGGTTATGAGCCTTGCGAACTCGCCGCTGTTCTAACCTGCCAAAGAGCAGCCGAGCTGAAGGTGAAGATGCCCGGCTGTGTGAAAGGGATGTTTGTAAAACTCATAGAAATAGGCGAAGGCGCACGCGGCAAGAGCAACTGAAAGACGATTTATTGCCTGCCGCGTGAAAGCCAACCCGTTGTTTCGCCTGCTTTCTATGTATACATCATAACACATACTAAAGCGGACAAACAAGGACATTTGCGGACATTTTTTCAAGAGCCTGTTTGATTTTTCGTCTTATGGTCCTCGGATCATATCCCATGTTCTCTGCTGTCTGCTCAACGGTCTGGAAGAGGATATACCTGTTGATAAGCACAGCCTCAAGGTCATCATCATGGAGTCCGATAATAGCTTCCCATATCTCGGCAGTGATCTTCACAGCCTCCGCGCTGAGCTTCTCTGCCTTATTCTCCATTTCTGCAAGCTGTATGAGAGCGTTTTCCGTGCCGTTTTTCGACGTGCTGCTCCTGCCCTTATCATTGCCCTCGGTCGCTCTTACAAGTCCCGTGGCGCGTTCTCTGCATTGCTGTACGAGCATATCCAGTGCCTTTGCTTTCTTATCAGCGTAGAAAGCTCTGTTGAGCCACCTGCGAAGTTCAAATTCCGTCATCCTGCTCCTCCGTTTCCAGCTCTCCCCTCAGCTCCCTGAACTGCTCCTCGGCGTACCTCTTACCGATGCAGAAGCCCATGAGGTAACAGGCAAGAGCTATTATGATAGCTGCTATTACTATGATCATCAGTATTCACCTCGCAGTATCATTTCTTTTGCAAGGGCTTCCATGCGGCACTCCGTGCCACGATCGCAGTTGCAGCACAACCATGCGTATGTACAGCTTGTATGAATTATCCAGAACAGATCACTTGCTGTTTTCATCATCAGTACCTCCTATCATCTCAGTCATCAGTCCTGAGATTCAAAACGGCTTCACCTCTTCATTTTTCAGTGTAAGCCTTAACATCTCAATGTTAGCAATTATGCCTATGTAGGTGTTTGCGATACTGTCAATGCCGTATTCTGAATACTCATCAACGTACTTTTCAAGTGCTAACTCCAAGCTGTCTTTCACAGTGTTGAGATTGTCAATAAGCTCAGCTGCATTCTTTTTCATCTGTTGCCCTCCTGTTCCATGCTTCGGCAGCTTTAGCTTGCAGTTTATCGGCAGTCGTTGCCCACTCAGGCGGTTCACCATCATATGCGATACGGGAGAGGACTCTTCCACCTACTGCACCGCCTCTGCTAAAGCATTTAGGACAACGCACTGAATATGTATCATAGTAGAGTATATCATCTAAGCCTGTATATCCTGCTCTTTTCCTCTTGCGGTCTATTTTCAACTTATTATAGCCACAGAATGGACAAGGCTTCAGCTTTGTATCACTCATTCTCTTCCTCCTTGCACCTTTCAAGTGCTGCCTCAAGGGTACTTATCCGAGCTTTGAGCTCTTTGATATATGCAGCCAGCTCAGGCTCGGTGTACCATTTATCGTCTATGAACATAATATCCTCCTTTATCTCATGGCAGTCCCTGCCTGTCCTTAGCACCGACAAAGGGCAGGACAGACAGTGTATCTGCTGAGAGCATAACTGCTCACGCTTCATTTTATACGTTTGAGCGCTCTGGCAAGCTTATCGTGTTTCATGCCCATGTACTTGCCGTAGCTCACTCCCATTAAGATTGCGTTGTGAATGTCCTCAGACAGCTGTTCGGTCTGTCCCTTTATCATGTAGTCAGGTTTCTTTTTTGCCATATATTTCCACCTTTCTGAGCTGACGCTTATAAAAGGACTGATCGCCTGTCATAAGTCCGATGCACCAGCAGGCTTTAAGCGCCAGCTGCGTTACATCGTTTTCGTGCTCGATCTCACGCAGGAGCTGTCCTGCCTTTCGGATATTGTCCTGATGTTCTCTGTATACCGCAAGAGTGCTGTTACAATTCTGCTCAATGTTCCTGCATTTTCCTAAGAGTATCTTCTTTCTCGCCGCAGCGTCCTCTCGGGAGAGCCGTCCTGTAAAGTACAGAGCATACAGACCTTTCAGCCCGATAGACAAGCACTCCTCAGATATACTCATATCCTTTAAAGGATCTCTTTTGCCTGCTGCGGCAAGCTCAATTTCATGTTCACGCATAAATAAGCCTCCACCACGTCCACAGCGTCCTGCCAGCCATGACACACAGCACAGCAATACCCCTGCTTCTGTAATTCCAGTAACCACCAGTCCTGAGCTTCACTGGTCTTTCCTTTTTCCGTTTTCATTTCGATGTACAGACCATGCCATTTTCCCCTCGGGACAGGAAGGTGCAGATCGGGTACACCTTTTTTCAGTCCCATGAGCTTCAGCAGTCTGCCTGTGATCTGCGAGCACTTGCGCTCGTTTGGAATATGATACAGGAGTTTCAGCTCAGGATAAGCCGCTCTGACCTGCGGCTGCTGAGACCACTTAATCACCTGCATCTGATGCTGCGCTTCTGTCATTATTTACCTCCTATCAGAACTCTGTTAAGTATCTGCGATGCTTGCAGCTTCGTAAGATCATTGAAATTGATCTCGTCGCTGTATTTCCTGCACTTTTTCTTGATGAGACTTTTCTGAGCTTCCGACGCAGGGAACTTTCCCCACGCTCTTGCCTTGTCGATATTCCAGATATACTCGCTGTCCTTGAAGTCTGTTGATAGCCTCATATACGCCCTGTCGATAGCTGTCTGCATATCCACTTCCTCATTCCCGAGGATAACATTGCCGAGAGAGTCGGGACAAGGTATGCGAAGCCGTTTTCTGTCGGGGAGCGAGCAGACCAGTGAGCCGTCAGGCATACGGAAGAAATTGACTCCGTGAAGATTGTACTCCATTTCCTGTGCCCACAGGTCCACGATCTCAACATTCCTGATCCAGCTCTGCGGATTGTCAGCTGCTCTTTCAGCCAGTACAGGCAGATCAAACAGATCGCCCTCCATAGAGTCCTGTCTTTTCTTCGGGAGCTGTGATATATCCAGTCCTATAAGTGTAGGAGCTGTGCAGAGCGACTTCTTGCCTGTCACTCCCACGCAGTCTATAAGTGTAAGCTTTTCCTTGTCGGGGTGAAGTCTGAGACCGCGCCCCACCATTTGAGTATAAAGGCTTTCCGACTGTGTAGGCCTTGCTATGATAACGGTCTCTACAAGAGGTATGTCCGTACCCTCTGTGAAAACCATGCAATTGATAAGGCAGGGGATCTCCCTGCGCGTGAACGCTTCGATAAGCTCTGCGCGGTTCTTGGTCTCGCCTGTGATGACCATTGACTGAGGTATCCGCTGTGAGATAGCATTTGCGTGCTTTACCGAAGCCGCGAATATAAGCGTTGCACCTTTTGCAAGCGTGCGGTAAGCCTCTGCAATAGCGTCCTCTGTGCCGTCCATAGCTTCTTCAAGCTCCCCGGGAGCATAGTCGCCGCACCGTGTATGAACACTGCTCAGATCGTAGCCGATATCCACGCGCTTGCAGTCTATGTCGCAGAGGTATCCGTTCTTGATGCCCCATTTAAGGTCACGCTTGAAAACTATCTCCTGATACACGTCATTGAGCCTTGCACCGTCCGCTCTGTTCGGAGTCGCCGTAAAGCCGATAGTCTGTCGGGAACGGAAGTGCTCCAGGACTTTCTTGTATGTAGTCGCCGCGCTGTGATGAGCTTCATCAACTATGATAGTATCGAAGTCGTCAGCCCCGAAGCGATCAAGCCGCCGCACTATGGACTGCACCGAAGCGGAAATGACTTCCTCTCCTGAGGACTTGTCCTTTGCCATTTCCACGCCTGTGGAGCAGGTGAAGTATTTCAGCGGCTGACGCACAAGCTCCTCGCGGTGGGATAGTATGAGCATACGTCCCTGACGTTTAAGATTTGCGAAGGTAACAGTCTTTCCGAGACCTGTCGCCATTTGTACGAGCCATGAGCCAGCGCCTTTTTTGTCTAATATGTCTATACACTCTTGCTGATAGTCTCTCAGCTTTATCAACTTTGTACACTTCCTTTCTTTTTGTGGCACTGTGGAACAAGTGTGGCACAGTTGTGCCACAAAATAATTGGCTATTTTAAGCCGTTTGCGGTGTGTTGTGGCACTGTGGCACAAAATCGCGCATTACCTATACGGAACAACACATACCATATTTCATACTATGTTGAATAAAAAGCAATATATATACGGGGGAATTGTGCCACAGTGCCACAGGTGCGATTTATAGCCGTTTGTGAACCGTATTCCTGTGCCACAACTTGTGCCACACTATGGCAAAAGGTATTCATACCCCTCAAATTCTGATGCTGCCGCAGGTTCTTCAGAGCTGAGTATCATCACAACACACTCGGTATTGACACCATTTATGCGTTTTCCTCGCGTGAAGCGTCTGCCCCTTGTCTGGATAAGGTCTCTTGTTTTCAGCCATGAGAGCAGCGCCCTGTCATCGAAGCCGTTATCCCTCACTGCTTTCACGAAGATGCTCTTATTGATGTAAGCGATATCGCCCTCGATAACTCCGTAGATGTCGCCCTGAGGCTCGATGTCGATGCCGTCAGCGTCCTTGTGCCGGAACTTGTTGCTGTTTGCCGATACCCAGTCGCACATATACTGATAGCCGCGCTCACCTGCCGAAACGCTCGCCTTTGATTTGAGGAACTCCGAGATATTTTCAACTGTGAGAGCTGTCCCTGTGTGGAATATGAACCTGTCCGCAAGCTCGTCCCCGAGGATAAGCATTGCCGCAGCCATTGCCTGCTTTTCAGTAGTCTCGCCCTGTGACAGCATCTTGAACAGCTCCGCGTATCTCTCCTTAGCTTCCTCTATTACCTCATAGGTAAGAGCCTCAACGAACTTCTTTCCTGCATGACCATAGTTCTGCTTGACTGTCGCAGAAGTGCCGAAGCCGTCCTTTATAACACTGTCAGATGCCTTGCACTCGATGTCGATAACTCTGTTGACTGCACCTGCACCTGCATTGTCACTGGTAAGCGGTGACTCTCCTGTAGTAAGGATACACAGCGCCCATGTTGGTGTCTTGTCTATACCGCCTGTCTTTGTACCTCTTGTACGTCCTACACCCTGAGACAGCTGATAGACATCGAATTTACTGCGTCCGTGGCTGTCCTTGCTGAGCTGGAGCTCGTCGATGCAGAGCGGAATGTTGTTGAGGAATGCTGCTGTCTTTTCCTGTCCTACCTGCGTACTGTTAAAGGTCTGAATGTATTGTCCTATGTTCGGGTCGCCCCATACCGAAGCCGCAAGCATAAGCGCTACGGTCTTTCCTGTGCCTGACTCTACGCCCCACAGGTGAACAAAGAAGCTCAGACAGCCTATCTGTCCGATAAGCGGAGAAGCAAAAGCCGCAGCAAGCATTATCCTCGCCGTCAGGCTTTCGTTCCTGCACTTGACAGCTGTATCGAGCCACTTCTGATAGTCGCCCCTGGGCGCGATCGCATTGTAGATGTGACAGTAGTTTGCATCACCGTCAAATATAAGACCGTCCACATAGGGCGAAAAGTTTCCCTCATCACCTATGTAGCCGAGCCTTGAAACGCTCTCACGCTCAGGGAGCAGGTCATAGTTCTGAGACTCGATATCACACATATACTCTGCAAGGACCTTTGCTGTTTTCGATGTGACCGAAACTCCCACAGCTGCAAGCTGTATTATCTTTGATGAGTCGAAGAGCTCCTTCTTTCCGACGATGATCTCTCGCCAGCGCTTGCCTTTCAGATAAGCCACGCGGAGCTTTTCCTCTCCTGTGTCGATGTTGACCAGCCTCTCCACAGGCATGATAGGGTGCTTGCAGGCGAAGTCTATTCCTGCATAGGTAGTTCGTGAAACTCCCGAAACGTCGCAGTTCCACTCACCTGCTTCAAGCTCTATGGGCTGACTCGGGAAGTCCGTCGGATTAATAGCGATACTGTTCTCTGGGCGTGCATTGACCTTTCGCATATCAGCCGCGAAAGCCTTGTATGTAGCCTTGAATGAGCGAAAACCGCACCGTGCAGCCTCTACCGCCATAGCGTCAAGGGCTCGCCTTTGCAAAAACGCTGTGGGCTGTGTGAATACTTCCAGATACGGTTCATCGGAGCTTGCAAAGTCGTCGATAGTGTACTTGAATGTAAGGGTAAGGTCGTCAAGCTCCATTCCCTGTCGGGCAGCTTTCAGCACCCTGTCAAAGGTTGCTTTATTGCCTGTACGGATAGCGGCAGACCGCAGTGTAGTGAGGTTGCTTGTCAGCTGTTCCTGAGAGCCGCTGTGGTCTGCCATGTGCATTACGAGTTCTGCAAGACCGTTCGGCTCAAAGTCCAGCTTCATTGCTTCCTGTTCTGTTAGTGTGTAGATAATATCACCTTCCTTCACCTATGAGCTGAAAAAGTCTGCCGTTCAAACGAAAACCGTTGAATACTGCAAATTTTGCACCGAAGGTTGATATTATTAAAACGGTACATCGCCGTCGCTGAGTATCTCCTCATAATCGCTAAGTTCACCGTAGGTTATATCATTCGGTCGCTGTGGAGCTGCCTGCTGAGGAGGAGCAGAATAACTGTTATTGTAATTGTTCTGGGGAGCGCCGTAGCCGCCGCCGTTCTGATAACCGCCGCTGTTGCCGCCACTTTCATTCTTGCCGCCTACGAATTCAACATTGTTGACATTAACGTCCATAGTGTAGTGCGTTACGTCGGAGTGGTTCTTGTCCTGATAATTATTATTTCTCAGCTCACCCTCAACAGCGATGAGCTTGCCCTTACTGAAGTATTCGGCAACGAATTCTGCGGTTCTCTGCCATGCTATGCAGCCGACAAAGTCCGCTTTCCGCTCACCTGTCTCTTTATCCGCAAATTTTCTGTCAATGGCAACAGTGAAGCGGCATGAGGATATGCCGCTCTGTGTCTGCCTGAGCTCGGGGTCTGCTGTAAGTCTTCCTACTAATATTACCTTGTTCATTTCTGAGGCTCCTTTCTTGTGCCTGCTTTCTTCATACACTCACCGCAGCGAGCTTTTCCGTCTGTATTCATCTTTTCACTTATGTGATATGCCTGTGCACCTGTGTACTGTTTGCCGTCCTTGCCTGTGAAGCCTTCAAACTTCTTGCCGCAGTCGCAGCACTTGTATTCCTTAGGCTCCTTAGTCTTGGAATTTGACTGCTGTGAGGTCACATCATACTTAGTGCGGTCCAACTCCCAGTAGACATCAGCGGCGAAGCCGAGAGCCTTGCATGATACGCTGATAGCATCGGTAAGTGCCATTTTGTAGCACTCGTCGTTGACATAAGGTCCGCTTTTCTCGTTTGCGACAAAGGAGCTGCCGCCAGTTCCGGGAATAGGATCACTCCACTTGTCACCGTCCTTGATATAAAGGTCGATGTTTACGAATGCAGCGATCTCACCATTACCGCCTATCTCCGTCCACTGCTTTGTTATGGTGTACTTCCAGCCTATGCCGCACGGTCCGAATACCTCTGTGAGTGTCTTTATGCGCCACATAGGATTGATGTCACTCTTGCCTTTGAGACGGCCTGCCTGTATCGTTTTGAGTGCTTCCTTCGGCGGTGTTCTTACGATGTTATATATATCAAGATTTGTTGCCATATTATCCCCCTTATCCTATAATCAATGACTGACTTGCTTCAAGGCAAGCACCCTCAAACTGTTCTCCGCTCTTGATAAGGTTCTTGACTGCTGTCTTATCAATAGCAGGAGCTGTGTATCTGAGCAGATCGTCTCTGCCGTTATCCTGGAGCATATCAATGAACTTTCCTTCGTCGTTAATGACAAGGGATGGAGCATTGTTCTTGATCGATATTTTCGCTTTTGGTGTCTCTACCTTTTTGAGGTTCATCATTGTCATGCAGTTTTTGAGGTATGTGGTCATATTCTCGATCTTGCGCTCATAGGTCTTGCGGCGACGGTTGAGTTTCCTCTCTTCCTCTTTGATGTCCGCTTCCATAGCTTTCAGCGACTTGATATACTGAGCCACATTCTCGGCTTTTGTCTCGAACTCTCCCTCGATGCCCTCAAGGGTATCGAACCACGCCTGCAACATATCAGCGCGGAAGGTCTCGGGATCAATGACGTTGCCCTCAGCGTCAACAGGTTCGCCGTTGTCGTTGCAGTCAAACTCCATTTCCTGTATATTGTCGTACTGGTCAAAAAGCTGAGAGAACTCAGCAGAAATATCGAATAAACGCGGCATATTATTCTTCCTCCTTAGTGATTATCTTTGAAACTTCCTCTATTTTCTTTGCGGCGTAATGGCGATAGCCGTTTTCGCCGACAGGATCATTGGCGAAGAGCCAGTGTGCAAGCTTCCTCATGGCATCGGTCACAAACTTGATGTGCATTTCAAGCTCAGCTTTTTCTCTGATCTCGTCCTCTACCTCAACGTCAGCTTCCTCAGCTGCCTTTTCAAGCTGTTCGCGCTGCTTGCGAAGCTCTTCCTTGTGACGCTGCAACTGTTCATTGAGCCTGCGCTCGGTGTCCTTGTCACGCTTTGCAAGCTCTTCCTGGAACTGAGCTGTAAGCTTGCCTATCTCTGCATCATTAGCCTGCACAGCGACTTCCACAGGACGGTCTTCAAGCTCCTCTATCTGCTGTTCAAGGCTCTTGATCGTATCCTTTGCTTCGTCGTTATCAGCGACAAGAGACTCAATTTGATTATCCTTTTCTCTGGCTTCACGGGCAAGCCTGTCCGCGCGTAAGCCCTCGCGCTGCCTATCTTCGGCAAGGCTCTTATTGTCTTTCTGTAATGCGGTTATCTGGTCTTTCAGTTCCTTGACTGTTACGGACTCAACGTCCACATTCTGCTGTATTTCCTCACGCTGAGGCTCGTCCAAGCGAGAAAGAAGATATAATTTTTCAGTACCGAGCTGTTCAAAATGGGTAGTCGACTGGACATTTTCTACACCTGCAATTGATATGTATTTATGAGCCTGCTTACGCTTGATACCTACTTCATTCTCGCTGTATTCCTCAAAATTCTGATAACCAAGCTCCTTATAGAGCTTGCCGTCGTGCATTTCTTTCAGTCCCTTGCAGACCTCCCAGAGAGACTCCTGGGCTGCGGCAGCGTTCGCCTTGATCTTCCTTGTAAGCGATACCGCCTTTGTGTAGTCCGCAGACATTACCTGTGTCTCTGGCACTGTTTTTACCTCCTTTGATTTCAGAGCAAACATTCGCCCTGCATTTTTTAAGTGTTCATGCCTTTTAAGATATTCGGGATCTTGCTTGAAACCGCCGTTGACTGTGCTGCGGCGAATATAACTGTAGCTTTTGCCACCGTCCGAGCAGATAGCAGTACCCTCGCCGTCGTCCTGGATATCATATATCCAGTTGACTTTGAGCCACCTGTGTGACTCTGTACTGCAATCAAACACAACAAGCTTGCCGATATAGTCGTGAAGCTCGTCCCATGTCAGCGGCTCAGGCTCAATGTCTTCCTCTGTAACGTAGTCACCGCGCATATACTTGATGATACCTGCATCTTTCAAAGCCGCTTCGCACTTCTTTGCATCAGGTGCTGAGATCTTCGGCTCTCTGCTGTACAGGGCTTCAATCAGATCATCGGTAGTGCTGATACCTGCCTTTCTCAGCCGATTATATGTCTTGACTTCAAAGTCAAGCTGTTCAATCCACTTCATTGTCACTTACCTCCGAGATCTTGTTAAGTATCTCCGCAGGAGCCTCGCGGACGTTGAACCTACTGCCGTCAAAGAGCCTGACCTCTGTATGATCTCCGCGAGCATGAAACTCTTTTACTGCTGCGACGGCAATCTGGAAGTTTATACCGTCCATATCTGTGAGAGTTATCTCCATCATTTTTTCCCACCTCTCTGTCGGTCAGATACGGAAAGCAACATTTCGCGTGCTATATCGTATGGGATCTTCATCACTTTCGAGACGAGTCCGACCAACGTGTCTAACGTAATTGCTGCTTCTGAAGCTATCTCAAGGGGAGAGCCAGAAGCTGAGGTCTCTGCCCTTCCGTGAGTTACTTTTATTTCTATCATTTGACATTTCTCCTTTTCTGTGGTACAATGTACCTGTGTTAAACTATATATGTCGTTTCACTTGCTCCCTTCGGGGAGCTTTTTTCTTTATCTGTGGACAAAAGACTTTCCGTCTTTGCCGCGAATATATCCTGCTTCAAGATTAACCTCCTCCTGAAGGTCGTCCATAAAGTGCACATATATCTTGCTATCCGGCTCGGGATATTCACTTAAACTGCAATCAAGGACAATACAGAACTTATATCCGTTATAGTGTTCAAAAAGCCAGTCATAAATATCTGAAAACTTTCTTACACCTGAGAACACCAAGCAACTGCGTCCGAGTCCGTCTGAATAATTTTCGTTTACTTTCATCTTTAGCCTCCGAACCTGATCTTGATGTGCCGTGCCACTTCCGACGGTATATCAGTAAACTCGTCACCGTCTACACCAACAACAATTGCAGGTCCAACGATCTTGATGCCTGCGATAGCGGAAGCTATAATGTTCGGCGGCAGCTGATGAAGTCGTCCTTCCTCATTGACAATCATCACCGCTTCATCAGGCACAAGCGTTACTGTCTCTATATACCCTTGAACTTCAGCTTGCAGAGCTTCAAGTGTATTGGCTATATTCAGCTCAACTATGCCACGCCTGTCAATTCTGATTGCATTCATTATCATCACCGTCCTTCCTGAGAGTATCAATCTGTAACATCTGTGCGCTGAAGAACTCGACGTACTTAGCGAGCTCAGCGTCTACATTACACAGCTCTGCATATATGCTGCGGCGCTTGTCCATAAGAGCAGCTACCTCTTTCCGTATCGGCTCAAAGAGTTCCTCACAGTAATAGCTTTCCTGCTTAGTTTTCTCAATAGTCTTAGATAGCTCCTTTGCGACTTCAACAGGAAATCTGCGGTCCATTGGTGGCAGTTCATCAGCCTCAGGCTGTTCCTCGACTTCTGCCTGCTCCTTCTGCGGCTCATGTTTTTCAAGCTTAGCTCTAAGCCTGTTGAAGTTGCGGTTATCAATGCCTGCGGAAGTCAGTATGCCGATTATCCGTTCCACAGGGCAGTCGTTCAGCTCCGCAAGTATCTGCACCTGGTCTCCCTTGCTCTTAGCCTGCTTGTACCGCATTACGATCTCATCGTTTGTCATCTGCATATATCTCACCTCATTTCTGTAGATAGTTCCAAAGATCGCGCCTGTTACGGAATACAGTCCAGTTTTCGCGCACCTTTTGGTATGATCCTGGTCTCAGTGCTTCTCTCCTCGCATCTGACTTTTCCTGAGATTTTCTTCGCAGCTCAAGGCGAAGCCTATGCATACAGTAAAGCTCAAAACAAGAGAGAATTACAATAAGTGTTCTGCCGAGTAAGTCGATCTTATCCATTGGCAACCTCCTCGGAGCGCTCTGCTATCCACTGCATGAGCAGCGGCAGATACACATGGAAAACAGGCTTAGATGTCACTACAACAGCGTCACCGAATGGGTATACACGCTGTTCTATGCCTGCTCTGAGGTCGCCGTCGGATATCTGCATACCGTTCTCACGCAGTATCTTAGCGGCTTCTCTGATGCCGATAACAACCATTATTTTTGCCATAGTTCATGCTCCTTTCATTTAGTTTCAATGCCGAAAAGATCGTTAGGCGTAACACCAAGGGCATTAGCAATATTCCAAAGCTCTGTGGCATCAACGCTTCTTCTGCCGTTCAAGATATCACTGAACTGCTTAGCGGATAAGCCAGCCTTTTCAGCAACGGCTTTATGTTTAAAACCGCGCTCATCAATAATGCTTCTAACATTATCAGTAAAATTAGGGTTGCCTTTCAAATTATCACCTCCGTTCATTTTTCTTGTTGTTGTACAATTTTCTTGAATAATCTTATTTTAGCACAAGTTTCTTGAACTGTCAAGACAAAAGTGTATTTTTCTTGACATAAATCTACACGAAGATAATCGCTTTCATTTGTGCATATCGCTCAATTTACTTTAACTTTCTGAAAAAGAGTACATTTTTCTTGATTTCGATACATAATTATGATATAATTCAAAAAAGGAGGTGCGATGATGATAGGAAAGAAAATAAAAGAACGAAGAGAGGAATTAGGACTCTCTCAAGAGCAACTCGCCGGCTTACTTGGGGTAGGTAAAAGTGCTGTCAGCAACTATGAAACCAATGTTAGTTCGCCTAAAGAAACAATTCTTTTAAAGTTATTTGATGTTCTTCAGTGTGATGCAAATTACTTATATGAGGACTACCTTAATTGTACAGAAGAGTTTGCAGTTTCATCTTCTGAAAAAAAGCACATAAAAAAATACCGCACTCTCGACGAGTACGGTAAAGAAGCTGTTGATAATATTTTAGATATTGAAGCGAAACGCTGTGAAGATGATCATTCAATTTATACATTCCGCAGACTGAGTGAAAATAAAGTGTCAGCTGGAACAGGCTTTGATCTTAATGATCCAGATCAGTGGAAATCAATTGACGTTATTGATACTCCCGAAGCGCGCAAGGCCGATTTCGCTGTTGAAGTCGAAGGAGCAAGTATGGAGCCAGACTATCATGACGGTGATATCGTTTATATTGCTCTCGCTTCTGAAATTCCTGTTGGGCAGGTTGGTCTATTCATTCAAAACGGAAAAGGCTACATCAAAGAGGCTGGTGATGGTTGCATAATATCTCGCAACCCCGAGTATGAAAATATTTTCCCCGAGGACGGTAATATTGAATGTAAAGGCAGCGTAATCGGCATAGCTGAGGTAGTCGAGTAAGGAGTTGCATTATATGGGAATGTTTGATTTCTTGAAAGGTGAAAAGCCTAAATCAGTCGATGATCCTATTGAAGGATATAAGCTCATAGATTTATACAAGGAAATAAATGTCCAAAGGAACTCAATTATTCCAGAAGGGACCAAAGTAGGTAGTAGACTGGTGCTCATTTATAATCCTGCTGATAAATACACAAACGAAAGCATCTCCCTGCTACTTGTACCGCAAAGGAAAATCTTTGGATATATTGATGATGAACGTGCTTTTAAACATATTGTAAAAAGTCTAAAAAGTAATGATAAGGTTGAAGCAAGGATTTCTTCTTTCAGCAAGAAGAAGCATGAAAATGCTGCAACTATCAACATTGCTTTTTTCAAGAAAAACAAATAAAAAATCCCCCGTCGGTGCTGGAACACCAACGAGGGATACGGACGTGCTATTACACACATCTCTGCAATGGTAATTATAGCACGTCCTTCTTGAAATGTCAAATTTTAGGAAGGTGGATTGAAATATGTTGTGTATCAAATGTGGCAAGGACATTGCCGACAGCTCTGCATACTGCAATTACTGCGGCAAGAAGCAGACGGAAGACAAAAAGGTGAAGTACCATAAGCGTGAACGCGGCTCCGGTACGATCTATCAGGATAAGCGCTATAAGAAGCCGTGGCTTGCTTTCGCTCCGTCCAGCAGATATGGACAGGGCAGGCAGTACATCGGCTGCTATGCAACCAGGAACGAAGCTCGTGCAGCGCTGGAAGAATTCAATAAGAACGGCCGCCCTGAGCTCTACAATGCGACGCTCGCCGACATCTACGAAATGTGGTCTAAAATTCATTTTAACAGCGTTTCATACTCAGCGGTCAAGTTGTATTCCTCCATGTGGAAACGCTTCAAAAACGTGCAGGATTTGCCTGTGAGGGAGCTCAGAACAGCACACATACAAGAGATAGTAAACTCAGCGACTTCCAAGAGCTCGGCTGAGATCATCAAGGCTATGGCTGTCATGCTCTGCAAGTTTGCAATGGAGAATGACATCGTTGTCAAAAACTATGCTGAATTCGTGAAGGTGCCAAAATTTGAAAAGAAAGAGAAGCGCATCTTCACAGCCGAGGAGATTGCGTCCCTCTGGAAGTGTTCCGATCAGAAGCCTGTGCAGGCTGTTCTCTTTATGATCTACACAGGATTTCGTATCGGTGAAGTGCTTGCCCTCAGAGTCGAGGACGTTCATCTCTCCGATGGATACATTATCGGCGGCGAAAAGACCGAGGCAGGCAAGAACCGTATCGTCCCGATACCTCCGAGCATACCGGAGCTAAAGACTTTCCTGCGGCAATGGTGCTCCGAGATTGGCAGCGGCAGGCTCTTTCCTATGAGTCATCAGCGCTTCCGCGAGGACATTTTCGATGCAGCTCTGAGTGCATCGGATATAGCTCCCGAAGGACTCACGCCTCACTGTACTCGTCACACCTTTGCATCTCTCAGCTCGGCATCAGGTATCAAGCCTGAGAGCTTGCAGAAGATCATCGGACACGCTAATTATTCCACAACTGCGGAAGTGTACATACATCAGGATATTGCCAAACTGATTGAAGAAATGAGTAAGATCAAACGCTGATTTTACAGGCAATTTTACAGGCAATTGAACAGAAACACCGCTGAATGTAAGAGAATACAAGGCGGTGTTTCGCCATTTTCAGCTATATCATCATATTGTCATTTAAGGATTATTTAACCTTTTTCTTCGTAAAATAGCACTATAATCACTTTTTTACAGGCATATTACAGGCATAAAAATACAGCCCCGAGGAAACTCTCCCCGGGGCTGTATTTTACAGTTCTTCCAGAAGACCGCTGTATTTGTGTCCCTCTACTTCAAGTATCGCTTCGACGGTTTTGACTGGCTTCTTGGGTTCAGTCGGTTTTGATACCTCGGCAGCATATCCATTCTTCCCTGCGGCCTTGATGGCTGTAGGATAGTCGATGTAACAGTAATCAAGATCACATTCAGCGTTAACTCCTGCGACTTTCTTTTTTCCGACGATATCATTATCCTTATTGCCAGCAACGGAATACTGCCATATTCCGTATGGATCCTTGTAGTTCGTCTCTCTGATGTAGTGGGCAAGCCAGACTGCATACCTTGTCCGCGTTGTCTTGTCGATGTACGTCTCGAGGAAGAACTTGAAGGAGTAAATGCCTACCCAGTAGCCGGCAGCCTCCAGGGCTTCACAGAAGGTTTTAACTATTTCCGTGACTTTTCCCATGCCGAGCTGCTGTCTTTTCTCCTCAATGTCAAAGTATATGGGATACTCGAATTTCTTGCCTTTGATTACTTCAAGGCAGGCAGCGGCTTCCAGTTTTGCCTCCTCTGCTGTCACGGCGTAGCTGTACCAATAGCAGCCACAAGGTATTCCGAGTCTCTTGCACTCAGAATAGTTCCGCTCGAACTGAGGATCCTTCTGTGTGGCAAGCCTTCCATAGCCCGCTTGCATGATAGCAAAGTCTATCTTTTCAACATTCTTGACCGTATTCCAGTCAATGCTGCCCTGATGCAGGGATACGTCAATTCCTTTCAGTGTCATGTTTTCCTTCCTCCTTTTCATATTCCTGAACATTTTTCAGCCGCTTGAGCAGCTTTCTTATCCAACCTGCGGACTGTGGATTGATCTCAGCGTAGTTTTCAAGTATGCTTATGAGCTCCATTATTACTATGTACCCGAACACTACGATAGCCGCAACAGTACCTGTGACCTTTGCAAGCTGATTTGCGGCATAGTACTTACCGAGTGCATTGATACCGATCTCCAAGCCGCAGGTTGTAGCCATGACGATAAGTTCGACTATCTTATTGAGACCACCTTTACGCATCTTTGAGCTGCTTAAAGTGCCTGTGACATACCCTTTGATGATTCCGGTTATGAAGTCTGAGACTGCCAGTCCCAAGACAATAGTAAGCATAATAATGTACTGCATTATATTTTCCTCCTTAACTATCTGCATCTATACTTGTCAGCTGTGCAGCTGACTGCACGCTGTTGAGACTGCTGCCGCCCTGAAGCTCCTGCACCATCGCGTAGAGCTCGGCATAGCTCGGACGGTAAGGCTGATATGCCTGTGAGATATCCCATGCGGCTTTCGAGCAGACCATCGGCTTGAACGTAAGGTTGTCTACTGTCGTGCCACTTATGACATATATTCTTACAAGTACCTTGCTACACGAAGTAAATCTTCCCGTCGTACCTGTGTCGGACGTCGTACCCGCGATAGTGATGTTGTACGTTGATGTTGAGCCGCCTGACGGGCAGCCCGAGAGGATCCAGTTGCCTGCCTCAATTGAGAAGCCTCCCCGCATTGAAAGAATGAAAACTGCATTTGCTCCCGAAGCTGTGCCGTTTGCTGTGATTGACATATCATCGTTGACTGTGAATACGACTCCGCTTGAGTGAGTGTAGACATTGTTCTCCCATGTACCATAGGTATTCAGCTGCTTGAGACTATCAACAGATGTTATCGGCAGACGGTTTTTTCCACCGCCGTCGATAAGCTCAGCAAGTGCGGCACGGTCGGCGGCTTCGGCGGTATCGGCTTCTGCGATATCCTCGTCATGCGCGTGGAGTGCGGTGTCGATTATACGGAAATTATCGTTGAAAACATTCTGGTCAGCCAGTTCATCGTCCGATGGCAGTCGAAATTTATAATTAGGTGTCAATGCCGCCATATTTTATTTCCTCCCATGTTTTTGTTTTTTCTTCGCTCCAAGTATTTGATCTCAAAGCTATCCACTGATGTACCCTCCTAAGCTTTGTATATTTTATATATACCTCTGATGGAGGAATTGAACTATCAACATTAAGAGTATTAATACTTCCGAATGTTGGAATGAGTTCAGATGTAGTCTCAAAACTTATGAAGTCATTCTCGCCAAGGAACTCTGTTCCAAGATCTATAATAACCGTTTTTGACAATTCCCCACTACTTACCGTAAGCGGCAGAGTTACCTTATAGGGCACCCAGCAGCTCTCGCCCGTTATCTCGGGTTCGCCCGATATTGGCAGAGTGACGCTGAACTGCGATGTCGGTGTGTCCGCAGGCACTATCATGTAGCGGAATACAAGATAGGGCGTGATATTATCAACAGCATAGGAACTGTCATACTGGAACATCTTCGAGAATACGCCCACGTCGGTATCCTCGGTCACTGTGAATACGGACTCTTTTCGGGTCCATCTCCGCTGATTTCCGCTTCCGAAGAAGTTCTCCCATGTAACCTCGATTAGTATATTTCCGCTGCTGTCCACAAGGTCGTATCTGGGGATATGGTTCCCCGGCAATACGCTGTCGTTGCGGTATATACTGTCAAGATTAGGCACTCGGACGGTTCTGCTGTAGGGATTTGCACACTCTGCAATGAGCTTGTATGTGCCTGCCGTAAGCTTGGCATACCAGTTGCAGTTGGCATAGGTGGGACTTCTGTAATCGTCCACCCAGTTGCCGCCCTCGTTGATATTTGCACGGAGCATATACCAGCACTGATGGTCGGAGTCGGCAGGTGCTCCGTCGGGGATACTGACGGCGTTCATTGCAACACCTGCAATGGTGCCGCTGTCAGTGTATGTGCCGCCGGGTCCCGAGCCCCGAGCTATGGGCTTGTAGTTCAGCTTGTTTGTACCCACTCTGCCCACACCTCCTGCTGCGCCCTTTATACGCCAGTCGAGGAGTGAGGTGCCGTTAGATTTAAATGTTATAGGCAAAGTTCCTGTTATTTCCCCAATTCTGCTCGGAACCGCTATAGTATCTATCATAGCTTCGATTTTCAAGTGCTTAGGAAATCGATATCGTATATTCCTCTCTGCACTTATAGAAAAATCCAGTTTCATGTCACACCACCTTCGGAGATGATCTAACATATAAACTACACGCCAGCTTTTTATATATATTTTCTTCAGAGTCTATAAAGTGAAAGAATAGATAGTAAGTCCCTTCAACTAGCTTAATAGTATCCTCTGATGTCAATCTGACTTTAAATCCTTCACTTGTTGTGATGCATTCTTTTTCAATTATTGCATCATCTGGACTTGCGGTTGAAGATATTGTTAATATCATACGGCTGTCTTCAAGCGAGGTACCATCTTCTATTTCAACTGTAATATTAAAAACAGGCAGCGTGTCGCCAACTGCAAATTCCATATCATTAAGTTCTTCATAAAACTTCATTTATGTCAGCCTCCTTAATTACCCATTATTACAGCCCATATACCGTCAAGCTCAGCTCTGAGTGAACCAAAACCGCCTTGACTGTTCCCCATTCTCACATCATGACAGAGCACATCGCCTGTATCGCTCTGTATCTCTGCTGTTATTGTGCTGCCACTGTAGAAGTTAATTGCTCCTGCCTGAGCGACTACCTTACAGTCTATGTCGGTGTTTTCAAGCTTCCACTCAAGTGGTGATATCGTATGTATCCAGTCCGTATTGTACTGATCAGAGTGGTGGCTTAGTGATATAACGTCAAAAGACTCAGAGTTGGTCTCAATGTTTATGCTGCCACCTGTTATGTTGATTGCCGAAGCACTTACAGTACCGTTAGGAGAAACATGAAAAGTGCCGCTGCCATTGTTGATGTCTATTGCCGTTGCCGTTACAGCTCCATTCGGAAATACATGAAAAGCTCCATTGCCGTTGTTGATGTCAATGGCTTTAGCTGTAACAATGCCGTTTGGATCAACATGGAAGCCATTGCCGTTTTTTATCTCAAGCCCTGTGAGCGTCCCTGATGTGATCCTGTCAGCTATGATGCCGCCATCTCTTGTAAGACCTACAAAATAGCCGTCATCATATCCCTGATCACTGTATGCAAATCCGCCTGAGTTCCAGCGCCAGACCTTGGTTGCCGTTTCTTTATTCGGAGTGTCCATGATAAGTAGCTCTCCGTTATCGTTGTCGATGTATATATAACCTTTAGTGGCAGTATTAAGCAGAGCCGACGTCCTGTCCTTAGCCGCTTGAAGTATTTCATTGCGCTGCTTCGGCAGCTCGTATTCGATGAGGCTTGCCGTCCTGGTAGCGATAGAGGTAATGCTCTCCGCTTTGTCACCAATCTGTACCTCAGGCTTATACGGTTTGAATATATCAGTGGAGCACTTCATCACTCTGAGGTCCTCGTCGAGTCCAATGATATCATGTTTAAAGTGGTAAGTATTGCCTGCTCTGATACAGAGCTGAGAGTCAAGCTGCTCATTAAGGAGAGACAGATCAAGCACCTGTGCGGCATAGCCTTTCTTGACCCTGTTATTATTTGTGAGGTACTCCTGCCCTAGCTGCTTAAGATTTGATGAAACTGTGATATCATCGAAGATAACAGTACCCATTATGATGCCATATCTTGAAATAGCTGTCTCGTCGTCGATGTACGGCAGACCGTCATTGACCTCGGATATCGTAAGACGTTCCGAGGTCTCATCGTTGAGCTGTGCTCCCAGAGGCACAAGTCTTGTGATGATGTTCGACGAGTCAGTGTCAACGCTGAGGGAATAGATGTTTTTTGCAAGCTCCACCGTTGTATCCGACTTTACGCCGTACTGGTGCAGAAAGTCAAGAACGAGAGTTCCGTTCACCTTACGGACGCGGATCTCACCGCCGACACGTTCGATGAGATTTACCTTTATTTCCTCAAGAGTATTCCTGTAAGAGGTCGTCTTGCTGTTGGTATTATCTCCTGAGAAGTCACAAGAACCGAGAGTGATGTGCTTTTCCGCAGGTGTAACACTGTTGTGATAGTCGAGCAGAGCCGCCAGAAATTCAACAATTGTTGAATTCTCATAATGGTGATATGGCTGTATACTATCATTAAGATAGGTAAGATACCCCTCACAGCTACATGACTTATACACCTTGCCTGCTGCGGTAACATCTTCCTTACTGTGTATCAAAGGACCCTCAAAGTCGATTTCTCCTGTCTTGTCATTATGGATCGATATGATAGTAGTTCGATCGGAAAGCTCATCGTAGGAAGGATTAAACGCAGGTATGTTAAAACTGAATGCAGGGATAGCATTCACCTCATCGGCAAACTTGCCTGCGCTTAATCTGCGAAGGCTATCCGGGTCGTTAGCATGGATAACAGCTGCATTACTGCCATTGATAGCTGATATTGTATACATTAGTAGACTTCGCCTCCTGTGCAGAAATAATCGTTAAGGAATGCCGCCCACGCAGCTTCAATGCTCATGCCGGTGTAGGGACTGTTAGTCTGTGACAATTTTGTATAAAATGATTGTACCATTGCAGCATCAACTGCATCAATCTTTCCGTCCGTATTTGCATCTGCAGCTCGCATTTGCGCCGGAGTTAATCCAGGATCACGAGGTGGATTTTCAGAAAGAGCTGCATAAGCTGCTAATATAATAGATGCATCAACAGGATCCACTCGTCCATCACTATTTACATCAGGAATAATAGTGTTAGCTGCATTATATTTTCTTTTGTTCGGATTAGGAAGCATCGCAGGAGCAGCTTTGAAGGTAAGCTTCAAAGTATATACTCCATGCTTTTCTGTACAATCAACATCTGGTTCGCGCACACTAAAATGATAATTCGGGAAGTAGTCATCGTAAAGATCAAGACTGCCGTCCCAGTGAAGCCAGTTAATCAGGCTAATAGCCTTATCCTCTGCTCTTTCGATATGACGCTCAGTAAATTCAAGCTTATATGTCAGCTTCCGCTCTCCATAGCTCTTTTTGCCAAAGAGTGCATCGAAATTATATGTAATATTGCTGAACGGAACACGCTCAGTATGCTCGTCCTTCGGAGCTGAGCCTACATTTCTTTCTAACATTTGTAAACCAAAAGCATAATATGTATGCTTTCCGTTCACAGTAAACCCTTTTCTTTTCAAGTCGTCACACCTCTTCTCTTCATTGTTACACGCAGCCCTTGTCTCTCATCAATAGCAGGCTCGACAATGTCAAGCACACCCTCGGCAACAACTTCCTCGCCAACAATAAACTGAGCTGTCAGAGCTATTGGCGGTATCTCGGAGTTTGTCTGATTATTATTGACAGTGCTGTTATAGGTATACTGAGTGCTGATTATGTCAGATGTTGCACTTGGTACCGAGTCTGATCTGTCTATGATAGATTGCTGTACTGCCATTGCTGAAAGTGCATCGTCTGTTATTGCAGGAGAGCGCTTTGGTTCGCCAGTAGTGTCTGTGTCAAGCATTGGAACAGGCTCGCCTTGCGGCTCCAGCTTTGGTAAGTCAGGTATTTCTATTTCGAGCTTAGGAAGTTCTATATTAGGCACCTCGACCTCAAGCTGCGGAACTTCTTCATAAGAAACTGCAACTTCCAGCTCTGGGAGCGATATATCAGGAACCGATATTTCAAGCTCAGGTGCTTCAATTTTCGGAACACCAACCTGTAATTCCGGTGGATTGCTGAGATCAGCCTCGGGATCTATAATGTCTATGCCCACCTGAGGTGCATCAAGGTCAAGGTTTGTAAGAGCATCACGAGCTTCTTCTGCTATGTTCGGCAGCTCGTCCATGAAGCCAACGCCGACACCCTCTGCAAGGTACTTGCCGACGCTGTCACGCATTACCGTTGAAGGTGAATGAATTCCGAAAGCAGATTTGAAACCGTCGATTATTCCGTCAGCGAAGCCAAAGATCTTATCCTTGATCCACTGCCCCATATCCTTGATACCGTCCCATATACCCTTGACGATGTTTTTGCCTGTCTCGAGCATCTTCCCGGGGAGTTCCTTGATCGTATCGACGATATTATGGAACATATCCGATGCGGCACTTTTCGCTTTTTCGCGCAGTTCGAGGCCCCAGGAAATAACGTGCTTGATAGCAGCGGTAAGGTTATCCCATATCTTGCCGGGGAGTTCCTTGAAGAATGTAACGATATTATCAAGGAAGTCCTTCGCCGTCTGGCGTGCTTTTTCTCGCATATCCAGAGCCCATGAAACAATCTTTCCGATCGCTTCACCGATAAACTCACCGATCTTGTGAGGCAGGTCCTTGAAGAACTCAACAATACCGTCAAGGAAATCCTTTGCGGTTTGACGCGCCTTTTCTCGCATCTCCAACGCCCACTGCACGACTGCGATCAGTGCGTCCTTCAGAAACTCTCCTATTTTACTGAGGAGCTCCCCGAGTCCTGTCACAAGTGCAACAACTATCTGCGGCAGTGCCTCGACAATTGCCATGAACATTCGCCCTGCGGCTTCCAGTATCTGAGGAATAGCCTCGATTAGAGCTTCAACAATAGCAACTATTATAGTCGGAAGGTTTTCAATAAGCAGCTCTATAAGCTCTGGAAGAGCTTCGACAATTGCAATGAAGATGTCGGTAATGCACTCAAGTATCTGCGGTATAGAGCTGATAATTGTATCTATCAGCACCGGGATAAGATCTATGAGCGCCTTGCATATTGTAGGTGCAGCGGCTACTATTGCCTTTGCGATTGATGCGATAATATCGAGAGCTGCCTGTATCAGTGTAGGCAGACTGTCTCCTATTGTGGCAGCAAGTGTCTGTATTGCTTCCGCTGCTGCCATTGCAAGCGCAGGTGCATTTGCTGTTATTGTATCAGCAAGGTTTGTGACAAAGTTATTTGCCATATCAGCAATATCGCCGATGTGGGACGATATGCCGTTTAGTAAAGTGGTAAGGAGCTGTGCACCGAGATCAAGCAGCTTGGGTCCTATGGTGAGGAAGCCCTCAAGAAGCTGCATACCTGCATCGAGTGCCGCATCAGCAAGTGCAGGAGCATTGTCGACCAGTCCCTGCACAAGTGCATCTACAAGGGACACACCAGCTTCGATGAGGTCTGGGATATATTCAGTAAAGCCTACAAGTGCATCTGCAATGACGCCACTCATAGATGTTACAAGCTTACCCATGCCCCCGAGGATAGTCTCTACTCGGGGAAGTATATTTTCAGCAGCTGTTGCTGCACTCTCAACAAAATCTGTTGTGAGCTTCTCAAAGTCCTGTTCATCATCAGCAATGCCGACAACAAGGTTGCTCCATGCTGATTTCATGGACGCAACGGAACCACTTATAGTTTCAGCTGCTTCTTTAGCAGTCGTGCCGGTGATACCCATTTCGTCCTGGATAACATGGATAGCCTCGACAACGTCCGCATAACTTTCTATGTCATAGTGTATTCCGGATATGGCTTCTGCGTCTGCGAGCAGGCGCTCCATTTCCGACTTGGTGCCGCCGTATCCGAGCTTAAGGTTGTCAAGCATCGTATAATTCTGCTTGGCAAAGCCCTGATATGCGTTCTGAATGCTCTCCATTGAGCTTCCCATTTTGTTGGCGTTGTCCGCCATATCGACGATAGCCTTATCAGCGACCTCTGCCGCTTTAAGAGTATCACCGCCCAGGGAAGCAATGAGAGCTGCGGAGAACGATGTAACCGTCTCCATGTATTCATTCTGCGAGAGGCCTGCTGTCTTGAATGCCTTAGCAGCATTGTCAAGGACATCAGACTGAGCTTGCAGAAGCTTATCATATTCACTCCGAGCTGCGTCAACAGACTTTCCTACACTTGCAGCATATTCCTCAAGGCTTCTGTCCTGAGTGCCGAAAAGTGTTGAAACACCGCCTGTCAACTGCTCGTAGTCCGCATAAGCGTCAAGTGCACTCTTACCGAGTGCAATCATAGTACCCGAGGCTGCTGTAACAGCTCCTGCAACAAGAGCCATGCCTTTTTTGGCAAAGCTTCCTATCTTTTCAAGACCTGCTTCAAATCCTTGTGTAACTATTTCAGTATCAAATTTCAGTGTGCCGTCAAAAGCCACAGCAATCCCTCCTTAAAGTGGATCGTGCGGCTCATTGGCTCATTGCACCTGTTTCCCGTTATTGATTTTCAGTTCAAACTCCTTCTTGCAGCCGCGAGTGCATTTTACAAACACACCCCGGCAAGAAGCTGTATTGTCATACAGTATAGTTTTTGCGCCGCAGTGAGGACAGCGTACCCATGTACGCCGAAGCGGCGGAAGTTTAAGTTCATTCAGTTCGTTCATATCAGACCTCCAAACGCTGCGCCGATCATATCGTCTTCACATTCGTAAGGTATTGCAATGCTGCGCTGGATCCGAGCAATACGCGCACGTTCCTGATCGCTTTTGATGCTTCCGAGGTCAAGGCTGCGATAAGCCATACGCTTCTGACACTGTGAGTCATCGGGAAGCGCTGCGAAAAGGCAGCGGAACTCCCACCAATGCAGATAGTCAATGCCGATGAGATTAATTCCGTAGTATCGGCGGAAGTCTCCGAGGATATATCGCGAGTCAATTCGCCAATCGAAAACAGGCGGCTTTATTACAGCGCCCTCACTCTCTTCCTCTTCATCGTCCTCGTCGTCCGTATCAGGTTCAAGCGGTTTTGCATAGTAGAAATCAAAGAGAGCATTTACCATGCAGCCACTCATTCTCCCGGGTGGTTGTTCAAACCAATTCACGAGCAGACGGACCTTTTCTCGTTTATCCACATCAGGATCGCGTATCATATCTGCAAAACGAAGCCATTCCCGAAAGTCAGTGATGATCCGATGATCTTCTCCTTCAGCTGTAATACTGTCCGGGAACGGCTCGTATAGTGCATTTATCATTTTTTCTTAGCGCGGCGCTGCTGACGATTGGGAGTATACTTAGCAAGGCGTTCAGCTCTATGCTTTGTATCAGCTTCGAACTGCGCCTGAGCAAAACTGAGAAAATCATAATATATTTCCTCGTATGCGGAAATGCTTGTCGGTACTTCCGAAAAAATCTTATCTGAAGTGTCTGCTCCGAATAATTTGCTGAAAAGCTCCTTGAAGAGATTACAGCAAGCGCGTATTCTCTCCGAAGCTTTTCCGTCCTTTGGTATCAGCTTTTCAGCGTCAGCCATTTCTTCAAAAGCGTTCTCATAACGTTCAACAGTATCTGCATCTGTAAGGTCAAGCTCAAGGCTCAGACCTTTTATCTCCCACATCTTATGGCTCATAGGCTCATTCCTCCATTATTATTCTTCTCCCTGAGGCTCGTCTTCGGGTCCTTCCTCAGCCTGCTCCTCAGGTTCGTTCTGTTCTTCGGAGCCGACTTCCTCAGCTCCGGCTACCTAATTGGACGCTTCAGTGAATGTGACTGTCTGGAAGTCGTCGGTTGTTGCAGCAGTGCCCTTGATGAGCTCGCCCTTGCAGCGGAAGTTGCCGCTGTAAGTGTAGACGTTGATGTTATCACCCTCGGAATTAGGAATAACAGCAAAGTCGCGCTTCCATGCGTCGTTAGTTTCAGTGTCCACTATGATGATAGGTCTTACTGCATCGTCACCAAGCAGCTCATCATTTGTGATCTTGATGATGTCTTCCTGGACAGGCAGATTTCTGTGCTTGTCAAAGGCGTATGCGATGCTGGGATTGTATCCCATTACATCAGTTACGCCGAAAGGCTCGTCCACATACTGCCTGCCATACTCGATAGGGTTCTGAGACTTGGCAAGCTGCGTGAACTTCTTCATTCTGTAGAATGTCGTAGTTGTCGTGGAGCCGCTCGTTTCTGTTACGCCGTAGAATGCAACGATCTTATGGCGCTGTACGATTTTTACATCTGACATTATTTTATTCCTCCTC